GTGACTGGGTGGTGGTCGGCGGCGGTCTGCCGATGGATCTGTCCGGCGGCGTGGGCCTGACGAACATCGGTACACCGATCGGCTCGATCGTCGCCTGGCCGTCCGTCACGATTCCAAGCGGGTGGATCCTGTGCGATGGCCGCACGCTGAATGTGGGCCAGTACCCGCAGCTGCAGGCGGTGCTGGGTGGCCGGCAGATTCCGGATTTGCGCGGGCAGTTCATCCGCGGCCATGATCCGCGCTGGACGACCCGGTACCTGGGGCAGCAGCATCCGTGGACGACGGGCCGGCCGCGTGGGGCTCCGTTCACCGGCAACAGCAACGCGGCCGGTCGGCACAACCACGCTGCGCACCCTTCCCTGCGGTGGCAGGGCTTGTCCGATGGCAGCGGTTCATCAAACCTGGAGTGGGGCCTGAGGTGGGGCAGTGGTTCGAGCATTAACAAGGACGATTGGACGCAGCTTGACGGTGATCACTACCACACCACCAACATCTCCAGCGGCGGTGATGCTGAAACCGCGCCGGATCATGTGACCTTGAACTACATCATCAAGGCCTTCGAAACCCTCGTCACCGCACAACCATGACGCAATCTGGATCTCAACCCACGGATCGAAGGCTTGTTATTTGGGAGGCGCAGGCAGGCAATCCCGATCAGGGCCGCATGTTCGCGCTGCCGCCAAATCAGGCCAGTGGCGTGCCGCTGCCGACGGCGCGCATTGCCGCCGGGATTCCCGCCGTGGGCGGTGTTGTCGGTGAGCTGCTCTATGACACGATCACGCGACGCGGTGTGGTGTGGACCGGCTCGAACTGGCTCGACATCAGCGCCAGTGCAATCGTGCGCTTCCCCACGGATGCGGCCCTGAAGGCCGACACCACGCAGGTGACGGGCACCTATGCGGTGAGCCAGGCAACGGGCAACCCCTACGTCTACACCGCCACCGGCTGGCTGAAGGTCGGGACGCAGGAATACCCGGATGTGCGGACGCTGCTGGCGGACAATCCGGCCCACGGCACCGTCGGCCTGGCGATGGATGAAGGTTCGCTGTGGGAGCGCGGGCCGACCGCCTGGCAGTCGCTGTCGATGCGTGAGCTGGTCGACACCGATGAGGTGTTCAACTGGCGGTCCAATGAAGGCGGCAGCATTGGCGATCGAGCCCTTGCGGTGGATGTGAATGTGCAGTACATCCGCACTGCTCACGGCTGGCGGCCGGCCTCGATCTATGAGGACACCGAAGCGGCCATCAAAGCGGCGACCTGGGCGATCAATGGCCAGCAGGCGATCAGCACCGACACCGGCCAGACGTTCGTCTATGTGCGCGAGAGCTGGAGCGATCTGCCGGCTGCCGCGGCGATCAGCGTGGTGGCGGATCAAGCAGCCCGCCTGGCTGTGGCCACCCCGGCCACGGGCAAGATCGTCGCGCAGCGGGACACGCAGCACGCCTGGCGGTGGGATGGCAGTGCCTGGGTGGATCTCGATGAGATCCACATCTATGCCACCGACGCCGATCGGCTGGCCGCCGAGCCACCGGTGGACACCGTGGCCCTGGTGCGGGCCGCAGGCGTGACGGCCTTGAGCGGCGCGTGGTCGATCCGCACGGCAGGGCAGTGGCAGCAGGATCCGATCCAGCACTACGCCACCGAAGCGGCGCTGCTGGCTGACAGCCCGCCGGACGGGACGCTGGCCTGGGGCGATGACACCGGCCTGGTGTACGCCCGCCACGGCGGGCAGTGGACGCGGGTGAATAGCCCGACGATCACGATCGGCGCTCACCCGACCACCCCGGCAGCAGGTGACCTGAACTACCGCGCCGGTCGCGGCCTGCAGGTCTGGGATGGGACCGCCTGGCAGGAAGTGGGCGGTTCAGCCGTCACGGTGGCGACGACGGCGCCTGCGGGTCCACAAGCTGGTGATCTCTGGTATGCGACAAATCGCCTGGGACGGTTCAAGGTCTATGACGGCAACAGCTGGCAGGAAACCAGTGGCGTCAAGTACACCCGTGGCGCCATTGCCAGCAGGCCTGCATATAGCAACTCGGATTATGGCGACATCTTTGAGGACAGCACCACAGGCGAACTGTGGATGGCGCTCCGGTATGACTGGCGCCTGATCTCCTCGGCTGGATCGTCAGTTGCGAAAGCGCCTCCGACCAAGGACTGGTTGAATCAGTTAATCGCTCTTGTTCCCAATCGTGTCACAAAACTATCCGGCCGGATGTATGTCAACGGCGGTGGCGGTGGCGCTCATCTCATTCTGGCTTTCAACAAGCAAGGCGGCGGCAAGTTGATGAATAGCGACTTCACCATCAACAAGACAGGTGCTTACAATTTTACCGCTAACAACTGGGCGTCGAGAGATTATGATGGCGGCGGCGGGGGCGGCAATGGGTGGTATGGCTGCTCTTTTCACCCTGTGAAGCCAGGTTCATCTGCTGGATTTGACCTGACGGCAACAACAATCGGCGACAGCTGGTGCATTGAAGTTCGCGCTTCTTTTGTCGATAGTAGCAATGATCTTTGTCATTCGGTTGCGCTGTTTGAGTGGAATCAACCGGCCCACCCGCTATCGGAGATTTATTTCTCCACTGTTCAAGGACAGTCGTCCGTTAGTTACAACGTCTTTCGGATCAGCTGATGGACACCCGCCGCTCCGGTTACGTCCTGGCCTTCCTGCTGACGATGCTGGCCTGATTTGTGGGATATAGCAAATGCCTAAGTACCTGCAGCGATGGATCCTAATGGTGCTCGCCACCATCTCGATTTTGGCTGTAGGGCAGACGGTCGGCTGCGAAGTGAAGGCATGGCGCGGCCATGTAGACGAGAAGTGCGTGGATGTCGAGACACGTACCCTGGCTGTGCTGCTGTCCATGCTCACGACGCTGCTGGGCTTGTCTAGCAATCCCAATACCGGAGACGAGCCGTGAATCGCAAGGCCGGGTTGGTGCTGGCATTCCTGCTGGCATTGATGGCTTCATTGATGGTGGGCAGCCTTGGCGTGCTGGTCTGGCGCGCAAAGGAATGCAGTGACTACGAGCAGGCGCTGCTGAAGCGACTGGAGAGCGTCCCCGCCGGAAGCCTGCGCGCACGGGAGATCCGGCAGGAGATTCAGCAGAGCTTCAGCGGATCGCTGCGTGATTGCAGCGCCGTGGAGCGCAACTTCGGTGAGAATGTGGACAAATTCCTCGCAGTTGTGCTCAGCCTGCTCACTGGAGCCGGCATCTCCGCTGCAGCCGCCAAGCCATGGGAGGCCAGCACCGCGGATCGACTCATGGACAACGCTGATTCCAATCGCATCGACTGAGCATGGACAAGCACAAGCTGATCGAAGAACTGAAGCGCGACGAAGGGTGCGTGTTGCATCCTTACAGAGACAGCATGGACATTCTCACGATCGGCGTCGGCCGCAATCTCGAGGCCCATGGCATCAGCATGCATGAAGCTGAGGTGATGCTCAGCAATGACATCGACAATCACTGGAAAGCGCTGCTCGAGGCGCTGCCGTGGGTGGAGCAGCTGAGCGAGGCACGGCAGCGTGCGATGCTCAACATGGCCTTCAACCTGGGCATCAGCGGTCTTCTGCAGTTCAAGCGCAGCCTGGCGGCATTGCAGGCTGGCGATTATCCCCGTGCAGCGGACATGTTCCTCGACTCGCACTGGGCCATGCAGGTAGGCGATCGCGCCAAGCGTGTGTGCAAGATGATCCGCGAGGGTTGAATCGTACCCTGGACGGAGTCACAGCAGAAGCATGCCATTGCGCCCTGATGAGCTCCGGATGGTGGAAGCCATCGCCACCCAGGCGGCCCAGGCGGCAGGCGCCGCTCAGCCAGCCCCCGCGCCTGCGCCGGCCCCGAGTGGATTCACCGGCACGGTGCATGTGGATGATGGCTCCGGCGCCATTCAGGCGCTCACCTTCGCGAACGGCCTCCTGAAGACGGTGGCCTGATCATGGCATTGCTGACCCCGCAGCACTTCCAGAAGATCTTCGAGTGCTATCGCGGTGAACCCCAGCAGGTGAGTGCTGTGTGGCAGCTTTATGCAAAGCTCGGCAAGATCTCACCGCTGTTGCTGGATGATGGAGCTGAATGGTTCCAGAAGTTCAGGGAAGCACCGCCACATCCGAATCCCCTGCACACGCCGTATCAGAGCCAGCGGGATAACTATCGCGATGCAAACCGCACGTGCTTTTCAAGCAGCTGTGCGATGCTGCTGATGACGCTGAAGCCTGGTGCCGTGCATTCCGATGATGACTACATCCGCACGGTGTTCAGCTATGGCGATACGACCGAAGGCGGAACACAGGTGAAGGCGTTGGCGCACTATGGCGTGCAGGCGAGTTTCATCACGCATGGCGACAAGGCGCTGATCAAGAGGCAGATCGATGCCGGCATCCCGGTGCCGTGCGGGTTTCTGCACCACGGCACCCCGCAGGCCCCCAGCGGCGGCGGACATTGGTGCTGCGTGATCGGGTATGACGAAAGTGGCGTGTTTGTCAACGATCCCTGGGGGGAGTGTGATCTGAGCTCCGGCACTTATCCAAGCGCGAATGGGTGCAAGTTGCACTACAGCGATGCGAACTGGACGAACACCCGCTGGATGGCAGATGGCCCGGGGACGGGCTGGTGCATTGTTGCAACGCAGCCGTGAGCACGGAGACGATCTGGGAGGGGCCGGATGTTCCGCGGCCGCAGGTGCAGCTGTTCCACCACCGCTTCGGGCCGGGCGGGATCGAGGAGACGCTCGAGGCCTGGATCCGCCGGGCGCCCCGGGCGATCCGGCCGCTGCTGCGGCTGCTGATTCCGCTGGCCAAGCGGCTGATCGTGTGGCTGCAACTGCACCGGACGATGCTGAGCGTCGATGCGCAGGCCGCGGCGATCGGCCGGCAGATCGAGGCACACGAGCGCACCAAGCAGGTGGAGAGCGCAATCGCCAAGGCGAAGGAGCTCTACCCAGGCGCGCAGGTGGAGCGGGTGTCGATGCCGAAGATGGGTGCTGATGCGGTGGCGATCACGCACCCGCCACGGCCGGAGCATCCGGCGGAAATGGCGCTGGGGTTCTCCGAGATGCGGATTGCGGCTCCGTGGACGATCGAGCAGGAGCACGAGGCGCGTGGTTGAGTGCCACAGTGCTCACGCAGGTTCAAACGGCTTGATCTCACCATAGACGACCCCCGGCTCCGGGGCGCCGAAGATCGTGGCGCCCCAGAATGTGACGATGCGCCGGGAAAAGATGTCCTGGTGGGGAGAGGGCTGGCTGTTGATCCACCAGATGTTGCCGAGGTGCCCGCCCCAGTCGAACACTTCAAGGAAGGCCTGGTGATTCATGGCGGATGCGGTCTTCCCCGAGGGTAGGCGGCCGATCATGGCCCGCACCCTGAGCCCAGTGATACCTCACCTCCCCGGCCATGCCTCAGATTCAGTTCCTGCGGACGACGACTCCGACCAAGATCCCGGCGGGACTCGAGGCCGGTGAGATCGCCTTCAACCTGGCCAACGATTGGATGTTCGTTGGCGTTGGCGGCAATGACATCCTCGTCGACGATGCGCCCGTCACTGGCTATGGTGCCACGGCCACCATTCTGGGTGTGGCGAACGTCGCGGTGCCGGCGCAGCCGACCGGCAAGGGCTACGAGATCTATGAGCTGGGCTCCACTGGGGTGAAGAGCGGCACCACCGCTCCGACCGCTGCCGCGTCGAAACCCGGCCAGCTGTTCGTTGATACGACCACACCGGCCGCGCCGGTGCTCAAGGTGTTCGACGGCACCAGCTATGTGCCGGTGGTGAGTCCAGCGCGGGTGCTGTCGATCGGGGACGATCTGGTCAATGCCGGCGCCGGGGGCGAGCTTCACGGCCAAGGCGAATGCAGCGCTGGTGACGGCGACTTCGATCACAGCGGCGGGTGACCTGAAACCCGGCAACACGCTGGTGGTCACCCCCGGCACCGGTAGCCCGTTTGCGAACGCACCACTGGGCGCGTACATCTGGGATGGCACCAACTGGCTGCCGCTGGGTGGCGGCACGTTGCCGGATGCCACCACGACTGCCAAGGGTGTGGTGAAGCTGGCGCTCGACACTGATGTGCTCGAGGCTGGCGCACCGGCGCAGACGACGCCGGATCCGCTGGCGGTGGCGACCGCGGCGCAGCTGAAGGCCCTGGCCGGCGAGGTGGGCGCCCTGGCAACGGGCCATGCGCTGCTGGGCACCTATGACGCCAGCACCAGTGGTATCGCGACCGCCAATGCCGAGGCTGCTCGCGGAAGTCGAGCCGGCTTCACCACTGCGGCGAAGATTTCCAGCGGCACCGGCGCCAAGCCCGGCGACTACTTCGTCGTCACCACGGCGGGCACACCGACCGGTGATGCGGCGGCGATCAATGTGGCACTCAAGGCCGGCGACCAGATCCTGTTCGATGGCCAGGAATGGCGCATCGTGGGGATCGGCACCGCCGGCGGCGGTGATCTGCTGCACGGGCTGGTGGACGTGAATGATTCGGCGGTGGCGACCGTGGCAGACATCAAGGGCCTGCTGGTGCGCGACAACGCGATTGCCGATGGCCTGCCGGGTGCCTACCGCCTGGTGAGCGTGCTCGACTGCGGCACGATTCCCTGAACGCTGCTTGCCCTACATGGCCCCCTGGATAGGGGGCTTCTCTGTATTCCTGCATAGGAGCCATGTCCTTTTCGATCAAGCACAAGAACACGTCGGTGCCGGGCAAGGTCCCGCAGCCGGCGGACATCGAGCGCGGCGAGATCGCGGTCAACCTGGCGGACAAGAAGCTGTTCACCAAGGATGTCAACGATACGATCGTCGAGCTGGGCGGGGGCGGCATCACGATCGCAGACACGGCGCCGGTCGGGGCAAAGGCGGGTGACCTGTGGTTCGACAGCGCCAATCTGCGGATGATGATCCGCTATGACGATGGCTCGACGCAGCAGTGGGTGGTCACCAGCGGCACTCCTTCCGGTGGCGGGACAGTGCCTGATGCCACGACGACGGTCAAAGGCATTGTGCAGCTGGCCGATCAGGCGGCCTGGACGGCGGGCACTGCCGGGCGCGTTGTTGATGCGCCGACTCTCAAGACTCTCATTCTCAGCGCAGGTACTTGGTGATGGCAGTCGATTTTCCGGCAACGACGGGTCAACCAACCGATGGCAGCTTCAAGTTCACCGATCCCAATGGCCAGGAGTGGTCGTGGGATGGTACGGGATGGTCACCGGTGGCACCTGCGGCAGCGGCAGGACCACGCGTGTTTCAGCAGCCCACGGCACCAGCAAGCCCGCAGGCGGGGGATGTGTGGGTGGATACTTCAGATCCAAATCACGTCGATCGCGTTTTGAATGACGTATATATGTTTGGACAGAAAAGCAAGGGATACTTGAAAATGAATGGCGGCACCAACGCCGCGCCTACGGCCGCTTCAAGCGCCGCTGTGGCTGACCTAAGGTCTCGCGGCTGGACTATCACCACCAACTGATTCTCATCGTCATGGCCTCCCCCATCACCTTCGCTTCCAACAAGTCCGTCATCTGCCACGGTGCCGGCGCCGTGCATCTGGTGGACTACGAGCCCGGCACCAAGATCTGGACCGGGCAGCCCAATACCGAGGACTTCGATGATCCGATCGAGGCCATCAAGCGCGCCTGTGAGCTGGGCCTGAGCCCTGGCGAGACCACGACCTTCTGGCCCGAGGGCAAGTTCTACGACCCTGCGGGCAAGCGGTTCGTCGATGCACCGGCCGATGTGCCGATCTGGGAGCCTGATGGCGACTACCCGCAGGATGCGGTGGTGCGCCACCAGGGCCAGACCTGGCTGCACATCTCAGGCAAGCAGGGCGCACCGGATGAGGTGTATGACATCGATGCCGGGACGGGAGACTGGATCCCGGTGACGCTGCCTTGAGCTTCAACGGCCGTCTGCATAGGCGGCCTCATTCCATTGCTGCATAGCACATCATGACCAAGTACGTTCACAAGCATTCGAGCACTGCCGGAAGCAAGCCCACGGCTGCGGACCTGGAGCGCGGCGAGATCGCGGTCAACCTGGCGGACAAGAAGCTGTTCACCAAGGATGCCAGCGATGCGATCGTCGAGCTTGGTAGTGAAGATTCTGTAATTATTGCGGCTTCCGCGCCACCAATTACGCGTGCGGGTCAGCTTTGGCTAAATAATGCTCAGCCAAGCGGCCCGGCGTTGATGGTAGCTCGGCTGGAGCCCGTGGCTCCCATGCCAACTACTATTTATGTTCCACCAGCCAATATGTATTTTAGCAGTGGAACACTTTATTCCGATGCCAGTGGTGCTTATCGGGCTCTAACTGGCGGCTCTCACGGTGGCGCAAGCCTCGCTGCGATTGCGGCAGCAAACCCAGGAACATTCGCGGTTGAGCCTGCTTACGATCCGAATCCTCCGTCGGTTTTGCGCTGGGTGGATGTCTTCGAGAACTTCGTTATTGACGATCACCATGCGCTTGCTCTTGAGGTTTACCCAGATGCCACGCAGACCCCTAATTTCAATGCAACCATTAAAGACAAGAATGGGGCTGGGGCAGACCTATTTGTGGACTATGGCGATGGCCACATTGAGCTATTTAGCGTTCCAGGAGGGAACAGAGGTATAGACACTAGCCATCAATACGCCAATTCCGCGGCCAAGCAAACTATCAAGCTATACACAAAAGCCAATCTTGAAGTGGTTGTTCCTGTCGGATTACTGGCCAAACTAGGGCCGCAAGGGAAAAATTTTCCGAATTTGACTGACTTTGGCGCCAGTAAATACTACGATCCAGCCACTCCAAATCCAAACTGCATAGACACTACAGTAAGTTTCTCTGGAATAGAAGATGGTAAAAACATGTTCGCAGGCTGTACATTTTCACAGGCTTCAGACAGATTGGGGACCCTTGAACCACGCAATCTTTCGCTTGAGGGTTGCTTCTCCGGCTCGCTATTGACGCGTGACGCTAACATCCGCAGCCTTACCACGAGTATCAAGAATGCGTCATCAATGTACTATAATTGTGTTCATCTTGCGTCAGCCAGCCTGATATTGAACCCCACTGGGACATTAGTGGACATGATGTTTGCTGGTTGCTCGGCGCTGAGGTCACTTCTAAATGCAAATGGACAGTTTTTGAGCGCTAAGTGGATGGTTCGCAACTGTTCGATGTTGACTAGCTTTAGCTTTAATGCTAACGCAGATACGCGATTCTGCAGGACATGGGAAGGCGCGTTTGATGGGTGTGCGTTAAGCCAGACTTCGGTTGACAACATCCTGGCAAAGCTTGATAAAGATAGCCTACAAGCTAACAGCCATAACATTCTGCTCGGCGTGACGGGCGGAACCAATGCAACGCCGGGGGCAAATGGGCTCGCAGCTATAACTAGTCTCACTGCTCGCGGCTGGACCATCACCCACAACTGACCTCTTCCCCCGCCTCGGCGGCGGCGTCAAGCAAACGTTGGCGGATGCGCTGGCGTTCGCGCCATGCTGTCCACTCTTTTGTGGGGCGGCCTTGTGGATGCGGCGCACTTGGCACCACTGCATCTGCGATGGCGCGAAGTTCGGCTGCGCACCCAATGCGCATCATTCCAGTCTTGACTACTTCAGGTATGTGATTAGCCTCGCAATAGGCTTCCGCCATCACTTCCCATAGTGGCTTTGGCTCAGCCATTGTTCGCATCCTCCGCCTGGGTTGCTCTCGGCGCTGCATTCCACGCCTCTGCTGCAAGAGCATCCAGCGCTTCAATGTCGCGTCCGTAGTTGCTGCGAAATTCGATCATCCATTCGCCGCAGCAGTCACCAGTGCATTGCGCCCACTTCTCGTAGATGCTGTTGATGTTGAGGCGTGTCGGCACTTGTCCGCATGGGCAAGACTTGAGAGGTTCAGGCATTGGTCTTCTCGAGGGTGCGACTAGGGCAACGAGCCCAGAAGCCATGACCGGCCGCATAGTCGATCAGCCCTCGGCGGCGCATGTCGCTCATGCAGCGGCGGATGCTATTGCGTGTGTAGTAGGAGCCGAGCGCATCAAGGATCGAGCGCATGTAGTGACCGAAGCCGGGGCGGAGGTGCTCCCAGATGGCGCGCTCCAGCGCTGTGCCGGTCCAGTCGTCGCGATTCAATCCCCCACCTCCCCCGCCTCGGCGGCGATGGCGCGGAGTTCATGCGAGTTGGGAGATGCGGCATCCGCACCCCACCTGACTCCATTGTCGTTGTAACAGTCCTCCCAGGCGCGGGCGTCCCCCGCCTGCGCCAGCCGCTCCAGGATGGCCGCAGCGGCAGCCTGCCACCGGTCCTTGTATCCCATGTGCATCGGCTGGTTAAAGGCATTGCGGGCCAGCTCTCCCAGCTCTGCCAGGGTTAGCGGTTTTGGCTTAGCCATTGTTCACCTCCTCCGCTTGGGCAGCAATGTTACGAAGCTCTTCCGATGATGGGAGCGTGGAGAGCAGCCCTCCCGCTCCCCATGCATGTGCATCTCCAGCATCGGCCAGGTGCTTCAGAAGCGCAGCCGCTGCCGCCTGCATGCCAGCCCGATGCCCGGCCACGTGCGCGGCGTCCTCGTCCCAATCGTGATGAGGTTCAGGATGCCAGGCGTTGAAGGCCGTGGTGTAGGCCGCGTCGTACGCGAGACTGGCGATGCTGGTGAGTTCGTCCAGGGTTGGTGGCGTGGAATCGGTCATGCGCTATTGAGCGTTTGCCAACGTGTGGGCTTGCATAGCGCACAATAGGTGGGAACAACGCTTTGAGTCAACAATGCGCCTGGGGTACGCCCGCTGCAGCACCGACGAGCAGGCTGAAGCCCTTGTCGCCCAGGTGACACGGCTGCGGTCCGCCGGCTGCGATCGGGTGATCGAGGAGCTGGTGAGCGGCGGCCGCAACGATCGTGAAGGCCTGCTCGAGGCGATGACGCTGGTGCGCCGCGGCAGGGTGAAGGCGCTGGTGATCACCCGGGTCGATCGGCTTGGTCGTGATGCCGCCTATGCCGATCAGCTGATCGCTCTGTTGGCGCGGGATCCTCGATTTTTCAGCGAAGCGACACCAGCGGAGCAGCGGGCGTTGTTTCGCGGCGTGCTGGCTTCGGTGCAGGTGCTGCCGGGAGGGCGATGCCGTGCTGTGCGGCGTAGCTCCTGACGCGTTGCTCGACAGCTTGCTGGAAGGTCAGTTCAGCGCGACGGCGTGACGTGGTGTCCACTGCAGCGTGACAACTGCAAGCAGTGTACCGCACGATGGACACGAAAAAACCCTGACCGTTCGCAGCGGCCAGGGTTTGGGACCATTAAGCAAGCCGGGTCGATGACCCGCCTGCAGTTTACACCAGGGCGGGCTGGGGTGCTTGCTGGAGGACAGGCGGCTGCTCGGCGGCCTTGTTCTGGGGCACCAGGCAGATCATGTCGTTGTCGAACTCGACCTTGTAGGTGTCGCCGGTGACAGCACCGATCTTGCTGAGGTAGGCCTTGCCGACGCTGATCGTGTTGGTCTTGCTGACGGTGAGCACGCCAGTGGCGACACGACGGGGGCGGGTCGGAGCGAAGCTGTGACCGTTGGCTTCCAGCATGGCTTCAAGGAAGGCGGGCACATCGACGCGTTCCTTGCCTTCCTTGGTGAGGGCGAGATAGCCGCAGGCACGGGCTTGCTCGGACTTGCTCTTGCCGTCGAGCTCGGCGGCCTTGTTGAGCAGAGCGGGGCCGGTGAGGCGGGGAGTGTCGGGCATGGAGGACACGAGTGTTCGAATGCAAGTGTAAGCGGTATCGCGTGCAGCTGGCGAGAGGAGCCATGCAGCGCGCGTGCTGTCTGTTGCGGTTTACGCGGCAAACTGCCAGGCGCGCAATGCGGTGCGCTGCGTGGACCGGCGAGCGCGGCGAGGGAGCTCCACTGGCAGGGAGCGATCACGGCTGCCGATCATCTGGCGAGTGAGGCGGTGCACCTCATCGGCGAGGTCGTGGATGCCGCGCTGACGCAGGAGGCCTTCGATGGTGAACAGCGCGGCGGTGGGTGTCACGCCGGCACCGGAGCAAGCCGCGGCGGGAGGGATGGGCTCCATCCCGGCAGCGGCAGGGGCGTGCTGTCGATCATCGCTGGTGGACACCAGTCGCTCAGCAGGGGATCGAGGCGCAGCTGCTGGATCGCATGCCGTTCGAGCTGGGCAATGTGGTCCTTCGTGCAGTTCAGCTGCTGGGCGATCTGGGAGGGGTTGAGCGGCGGGTCGTTCAGGTAGAGCGAGCGCAGGATGAAGCGTTGCTGCGGTGTCAGCGCTGCGCGTCCATGGATCGCCTGGTCGAGACATCGCCTGAGATCGTGTTCTTCCAGAGTATGAGCGCCATCATCGCCAATGACGTTGTGGCTGAGGACGCCGCGCTCGTCTTCGTCGGCCTGCGGGTCGATCGCGATGATCCTGTTCATGTGGAGTGCCTGCTCCACCTCGAGGATCTGCTCCTCGCTGAGCTCGGTGGCGGCCGCCAGTTCGGCGAGCGTGGCCGGCCGGCCGAGCTCCTGGCTGAGGTCGCGGCGGGCCCGGGTGAGCTTGCGGATCGCCGTGTGCATGGCCGCCGTCAGCCGGATCGTCGTCGACTGCTGGTGGCAGATCTGTTGGCAGGCAGCCATCGCGTACCACGTGGCGTAGCTGCTGAAGCGGAAGCCGCGGGTGGGATCGAAGCGCTTGCAGGCGGTGATCAGATTCTCGAGGGCCGCCATCGCCAGGTCTTCCAGTGGGATGCCGTGGCCGTCGAACTTGGCGGCGTTGTGCAGGGCCAATCGCTGGTTGGCCAGGACGAAGGAATCCAGCGCTCGCCTACCTTCTCGCTGGATGGAGCGCGGCGCTGCATCGGGCCCGCCGGGCCATTGCTGCCAGGTCTGGATGGTTCTGCCGAGCTCGATTTCCTGTTCTGGGGTCAGCAGGCGGTATCGCCCGGCCGTCCGCTTGAGCGCCTCGAAACCGTCCAAGGGAGGAGGGATTGCCGTCCTGATTCTCGCATGGCGAGCAGCCAGCTGCAGAACTGCTGTACTCTGCTGGGAAGCAGCAAGGAGGGCTGCACCATGATCCTTTCCCCTGAAGCTGAATTCCGTCTTCGCCAGATTGCGCTGGAAGCTGAAGAGCTCGACGCCCCGCAGCTTCGTAAGGTGCTCGTGCGCACCTGGCAGCTGTGGCTCACGGAACGCCAGACGCTCCGTGAGGCCTTGGCCGCCGAGGGCATCGCGATGAACGTCGAGGTCAACGGCGCTCATCCGAAGCAGCTGGCCGCCAGCCTGGGCTGAGGGGATTCCTACCCTGAGCCCGAGGCTGGGGTGGCATGGCATTCATCACGGGAAACAGCGGCACCTCGACGGGCGCGCACCTTGATTTCCGTGTCTTCGATCCGGCGAAGGGGTCGTACATCGACCCCAACCCTTTCGCCGGCCGCCTTCTTGTCGGTGGCAAACGCCTGAGCGATCAGTTTCAGGTCACTTCTCCGTATGGCGATCGCGTGCATCCGGTGCATGGCGATCGACGGATGCATCACGGCATCGACTACGGAACACCAGAAGGGACGAGAGTCGATTTCGAGGGTGGCACGTTCAAGGGCTGGTCGTTCGACAAAGGCGGCGGCGGCCACATGGGCGTCTTTGGGTTCACTGATGCCAACGGCCGGCAGCTTGAGGCTGTCATGTTGCACGGCAGTGACCCAGGCAAGGGCGCGCCATCGGCACCACCTGCTGGCGGAGGTGGATCCTCGGGCTCCAGCGGCGGCGGGG